CGGCGAGCGACACCATTGAACTGCGGGTGTATCCGCTGCTGAGTGTGGATAAGGTGAGCTACACGGATGACGCCGGCGTGGAGACGACCATCGCGTCTTCCGAGTACCAGGTGGACACGCACAGCGAGCCGGGCCGGCTGCACATGATCAATGGTTGGCCGAGCGCGACGCTGGCGCCGCTGAACGGCCTGCAGATCGAGTTCACGGCTGGGTATGGACTGGATGTGTTGTCTCCTCCGATGGCGCTGCGGCAGGCGGTGTTGCTTCTGGTCGGGCACTGGTATGAGAACCGGGAGCTGGCGTTGATGACGGGTGCGATGCCGAAGGAGTTGCCGTTTGCGGTGGCTGCGCTGATGCAGCACTGGAGACGAGAAGTCTGACGGAGTTGGACGGGTTGGACGGAGTTGGACGGGTAGGACGAAGTCGGACGGGTTGGACGGTGGCAGATGAGAGCTGGACGGTTGCGGAGACGGTTGGTGATCAAGGCGCCGGTGGAGGCGCGCGATGGGTTCGGCGATGTCGTCACGACGTGGAGCCGGGTGGCCACGGTGTGGGGTTCTATCGAGCCGATGTACGGGCGCGAGTTTTTGCAGGCGCGGCAGGTGCAGGCCGAAGACACAACCCGCATCCGCATCCGATATCGCGCGGACGTGCGCCCTTCGTGGCGGATCGAGGAGGCGGGCGGCGGCGCGTCATGGGACATCAAAACGATTACTTACGATGAACGGCGCACGCAGTGCGAGCTGATGTGCATGGACGTGGTGGAGGACGCGTAGCGATGGCTGACAACATCTCGGTGACGCTGGAGGGTGGGCCGGAGCTGGTGGCCAAGCTGCGCGAGATGGGCATCAGGGTACAGGACGTATTGGAGCCGGCAATGCTGGCCGGAGCGACGATGGTGCGCGATGCGGCCAGGGGCCAGGCGCCAGGGCCGCACATTGAAATGGAGACGACGAAGCGCACGGCGAAGGTGGTCGAGGTGAGCGTGGGTCCGGCGCGAGCCAAATGGTACTATCGCTTCTTCGAGCTGGGTACGTCGGCGCACGGGCCGCGACGGGCGCGGCTGATGGTTTGGGAGGGCGGCGCGGCGCGGCGGGTGTCGGGCATTGCGGCGAAGCCATTCCTCCGGCCGGCGGCAGACAGCCAGGGCGACGCGGCGCTGGATCGTACTGGGCGTGACTTTCGCAGCGCTGTGGAGAGCGTGATCTGATGGCGAGCATCGACGAAAGCCTGGTGTGTATCCTGCAGGCCAGCTCGACGGTGACGGCGATCTGTGGGCAGCGGATTTATCCTTTGTACGCGCGGCAGACGGCCGTGAAGCCGCTGGTGGTGTATCAGCGGATCAGCAGTGTGCGAGAGCACGCGCAGGATGGCCTGGCAGGGTTGGCGCGGCCGCGCTTTCAGTTCCGCTGTGTTGGCAATAGCTTCTCCCAGGCGAGGAGCCTGGCTGACGCGGTGCGCGGTGCACTGGATGGCTATAAGGGCACGGCGGGCGGCGTGGTGATCGGCGCGATCACGTGTGAGAATGAGGTGGACCTGGAGGACGTGGCCACGGATAGCGAGGCGACGGCGTTCAGTGTGCTGCTGGATTTCTTTGTTTGGCATGGAGAGTGAGGTATGGCGAGAAAGAAGTTGTCGGACCAATTGGACAAGGCGGACGAGTTGGACGGATCGGGCGTGGGGCCGGAAACGATTGAGGGCCAGGAAAGCCTGGCTACGATCGTCGAGGGGCCGGATGGCCAGATCCTGTACGTGGTGGGGGAGTGGAACGGGATTCCTCACTATCGGTGTGAACTGTGCCCGTTCGACACGCTGACTGGTGAACAGGCGATGATCGAGCACCAGCTGGCGGCGCACGCGCCCACGGCGCAGTCGATCATCCAGATCTATGACCGGCGAGGCAAGCTGGTCGAAGGAGTGTAGGACATGGCTATCAGTAGTTTCGGGTCGTTGCTGAAAATCGGCGACGGGGCGTCGACGGAAACCTTTGCAACGATCGCAGAGGTCAAGGACATCAAGTTCTCGATCAAGCTGGAGATGGAGGAAGCGACTTCGCACAGCAGCACGGACGGCTGGATGGAGCATATCCCCACCTTGCTGGACGGCGACAAGGTGAAGTTCAAGGCTAACTGGATTCCGGGTGCTGCGACGCAGTCGTTTTCGGCTGGTCTGCTGAAGGACTTGGTCGGCCGCACCAAGCGCAACTTCCAGTTGGTGATTCCGACCACGAGTCCGGTGACGTGGACGATCCCGGCGTATGTGAGCGACTTCTCCGGGGAGCTGCCGGTGAAGGGCATCGCTGAGATTGAGGTGGAGCTGACGGTGAGCGGGAAACCGACGTTGGCATAGGAGTCGGACGGATCGGACGGATAGGACCTGTTGGACGGGTCGGAAAGGAGATGTGCGGCATGGCGTTGTTGACGAAGGCGCAGATTCTGGCGGCGGACGATCTTCTGCGGGAGGTCGTTCCGGTGCCGGAGTGGGGCGGCGATGTGATGGTGCGCGGGCTGGATGGCGCGGCGCGTGACCAGTATGAGGCTGAGTTCCTGCTGTTCGGCGAGATCCAGGCGGGCGAGCGACCCACCTATGAGCTGGACCTGCTGAACGCCCGGGCTCGCCTGGTGGCGCTGTCGGTGGTGGACGAGAACGATCAGCGGCTGTTCTCGGATGAGGAAGTGGTAATCCTGGGCAAGAAAAGCGCCCAGGCGCTGGATCGGGTGTATGAGGTGGCGCAGCGGCTCTCCGGCCTGAGCAAGAAGGACGTGGAGGAGCTGCGAAAAAATTCGCGGCGCGGCCGGCGAGGCGGTTCACCTTCCGCCTAGCGGCCGCGCTGGGGATGCCTGTCGGCCAGTTGCTGAGGCAGATCAGCAGCCGGGAGCTGACGGAGTGGCAGGCGCTGTATGGCCTGGAGTTGTTGCCGCAGGAGCGCACGGAGTTGCTGTTGGCGCAACTCCTGGCCATGACGGCGAATATCCACCAGGCCGCGGATGATGAGCCGGTGCAGGCGCTGGAGTTTTTGCCATGGTGGCGCGATGCAGCTGAGGCTGAGCAGCAGGATGCCGGCAAGACGCCGGAGGAGATGCTGGCCATGGTGGAGATGCTGAATGCGGCGTTTGGCGGCGAGGATCTGCGTGGGCGTTCCACGGAGTAGGACGGGTTGGACTGGTAGGACGGAGTAGGACGGTGAGGCGATGGATGTGACGTGCATAATGCCGACGCGTGGGCGGCGGGCTTGGGTGCCGCTGGCGGTGCGGTGCTGGCAGGAACAGACGCTGCCGACGTTCGCGCGCGAACTGATCGTGATCGACGACGGGCCGGAGCCGTGCGGCGATCTGGTGAAGCGGTCAGATCGGGGGGATCGGTCGGATGATCGGGTGCGGTATATCTATCTGCAAGGGGATCATTCGATTGGCGCTAAGCTGAATTTGGGCTGTGAATTGGCGCGGGCGGATGTGATGGCGACCTGGTCGGATGACGACTATCACGCGCCGTGGCGGCTGGAGTATCAGCTGGACGAGCTGCGGCGCAGCGACGCGACGGTGTGCGGCACGGATAGCCTCTTCTACTGGGACCCGAGGCGGCGTGAGGCGTGGCTGTATGAGTGGGCGCCAGGCGTGCGCTCGAATGGCTATGTGACTGGCGGGACGATGATGTGGCGCCGGGAGTTCTGGCAGGCGCGGAATTATGACACGCTGCCGAACAGCGGCGAGGATACGCGCTGGATCATGGGCCGGGGGCCGTTGCTGGGCACGCTGAACCGGAGGTTCTACCTGGCGACGCTTCACCCGGGCAACACGGGGCCCAAGCCGCTGGAGATGCTGGAGGCGTCTTCGCACTGGAATCGGGTGGGCTGGGACCACGTGGGCGAGATAGCGGCTGGATGGTGGGTAGATGCGGTGATGGGGGTCGTGGGGAGGGGGGAGTTGGACGGGTTGGACGGGTCGGATCGGAAGGGAATGGTGAGGCATGGCGACGCTGGCTAATTTGGTGGTGAAGCTGACGGCTGATATTGGCGGGTTCGACAGCGCAATGGAGAGCGCCGGAGGGAAGATACGGAACTTCGGCTCGCAGATCTCTAACGTTGGGTCGTCGATGACCGGGCGGCTGACGGCGCCCATTGTCGGAACGGGACTGGCGGCGCTGGTGATGGGCAACCAGTTCAACGCGGGCATGGCGAACGTCATCTCGTTGGTGCCGGATGCGGCCGACGAGATCGGCGGCCTGCGCGGGGGTGTGCAGGATTTGGCCATGGACATGGGGCAGAGCACCACGGACATGACCGCTGGCCTCTACCAGGTGGTATCTGCGTTTGGATATAGCGCTGACAGCATGGACCTGCTGCGCATTGCGGCCACGGCGGGCACGGCGGGCTTGGCGACCACGACCGACGCCATCAATTTGGTGTCGGCTGTGACCAAGGGGTACGGGGACACGAGCAAAACGGCGGCGCAACAGACTGCTGATTTGGCGCTGAAGACGGTACAGCTTGGCCAGACAACGTTTCCTGAGCTGGCGGCGTCGATTGGTCGGGTTACGCCTTTGGCGGCTAACCTGGGGGTGACGCAGCAGGAGTTGTTTGCGGTAATGGCGTCTGGTACGGGTGTGACCGGCAGCGCGGCGGAGGTCAGCACGCAGTTGCGCGGCGTTCTCCAGAGCCTGATGGCGCCCACATCGACGATGACAGGGCTGATCACCAGCCTGGGTTACTCCAATGGGGCAGCCATGCTACAGGGGTTAGGCTTGCAGGGATCCATCCAGGCCATTGTGGGCGCGGCGACGGCCAGCGGCACGCCGCTGCAATCGTTCATGGGCAGCATCGAAGGGCAAACGTTGGCGATGGCGCTGGCTGGGCCGTTGGCTGACAGCTATGAGCAAAAACTGCAGGCCATGGGGACGGCGGCCGGCACGACAGATGCCGCGTTCGCTGCGCAAACGCAGGGAGTGAACGCGGCGGGCTTTGCTATGCGGCAGGCGACAACGGCGATTCAGATCATCACCCAGAACCTGGGAACCGCGCTGGGGCCGGCTGTGCTGGCCGTGGTGCCGCTGTTCCAGGGATTTGTGGCGTGGATCCAGCAGGTGATCGACCG